GCTTTGGCACACAGCGCAGGTGGTCGAGGTGGTTTGGTGTCTGGCACATCGCTTAAAGCAATGCAGGACTACGCACAAAACTCAGCCTCTGGCGAATACACCAACGCATTTAACCGTTATCAAGCCAACCGAAGTAACCAGATAGCCCCCCTTCAATCATTAATGGGTGCTGGCCAATCGTCAACTAACTTCCTTGGTCAAGCTGGCGCAAACAATGCTTCCACTATGGGTAACTACTTAACCGGTGGCGCTGCTGCGCAAGCTGCTGGGGGCATAGGAATGGCAAATGCCGTAAGTGGTGGTTTGGGTACATACATGAACTACAACCAAAACCAAGCGCAAAATTCTTTGCTGCAACAAGTGTTGCAAAACCGTAATAGCATTGGTTACGGATCGGGTTATTCAGGTGGCGGCCCAGATGGCTTTAACCCATAAGGAATGAATCATGGCAATTGATCCCAATATCGCACTTGGCTATAAGCCAATTCAACTTGAGCAACGTAACCCTTTTCAGGAATATGGTCAAATTGCACAAATTCAAAATGCTCAAAACCAAAACGCTTTGGCGCAGTATCAATTGAGTTCAGCCCAGCGTGCAGATGAGCAACAAAATAATTTGTACGCTGCTGCCAAACAACCAAATTTTAAATTAGATTTGCAAACTGCTATCCAGTACGGACCAGCAGGCATTGCCGCGCTTAAAACACAAAATGAGGCTGCCACCGCAGCTTTAACGCAAACTAAAACACAAGCTGAAATTGACGAAAAACAATTAAAACTTAGAGGCGACAAACTTAACTTTGCTTACAATTCGGTTGGGTCTGCACCAACACCAGAAGCAGCAGCGCAAAAAATTAAAGAAGGTTTAAAAGACGGGTTTCTTGATTTTAATACTGCGTCGGCCGAACTTAAACAAATTCAAGATTTGCGGACGCCTGAAGATTTCCAAAAATACAGAATTGACAAGTTGACGGGAATCTTGAAAGAAAAAGACAAAATTGAATTTATGCTGCCTAAAATTAAACAGCAAGAAATTGGTGGAAGCATTCTTGGCATTCAAGATAACCCAACAATGCCTGGTTATGGTTTGCCTATTGCTGGCATGGCAATTAAGAAAACAGCGACGCCAGGTGAGTTGATGGTTGACGCACGCGCTCGTCAGCGTTTAGATCAAGAGATGGCTACAGGCACTTTGACGCCGCAATCTTTGGATGTGGCGGCTAACGTTTATTTGCAGACTGGTCAGTTGCCACAAGGCATGGGCAAGTCTGCATCTGGCTTGCGTACACAAGTTATGAACCGCGCTACCGAATTGTCTACTGGCAAACCCGCAGCAGACGTAGCCGGTGGAATTGTTGAAGCCAAGCAAGACGTTGCCAGCCGAGGCAAAGCCGTCAAAGATTTCAGCACCGGCCAACAAGGAAAAATGGTTAACTCGTTTAATACTGCGATTGACCATTTGGACACAATGGGCAAATTGTCTGATGCACTGCAAAACGGCGACATTAAGGCATTTAACTCTTTAGGCAATACCATTGCAGCTCAAACCGGTTCGCCAGCGCCGACCAACTTTAATGCAGCACGCCAAATCGTAACAACTGAAGTTATTAAAGCCATCAATGCCAGTGGTGGTGGCGTAACTGAACGTCAAGAAGCCGAGCGTAATTTTGCATCAGCTAACAGTCCAGAGCAGTTAAAAGGTTTGATTAGCACTTATCAAAATCTATTGGGTGGCCAACTTAAAAGTTTGAGCTTACAGTACGAAAACACAACGGGCCGTAAAGATTTTGACAAAAAATTAACGCCCGCCGCGCAATCTGTGATGACCCGCGTTCGCGGCGAAACGCCTGCTGCCGCTAGCACTAACGTTGTTGTAACGCCAGACGGTCAATCGCATGTTTTTCCCACGCCCGCCGCAGCAGCGCAGTTTAAGAAAGCCGCAGGTCTTTAATGGATTACGCAGCCCTTGCCAAACAATACGGCGGGTCAACCGCTGCGCCAGCAATTGACTACGCGGCACTTGCCAAACAATTTGGTGGGGACACGGCGGCTGCCGCTGCGCCAATTGAATCTGGGGGCGGTATTCCCGGCCAACGCAAATCCGCAACGTTGACCGAACAAGCGCTTGCAACGCCAGTGGCACGGGCTGTGTTGGGTGTAGCCACACCTTTGGTCGGCGCAGTTCAATTTGGCGCAAACGTGGGCGACTACTTTAACGAAAAACTAGGTCAAAAACCAGTTGTCAGTAAAGCTATTTCTGATTGGTGGAACGAAGTTCAGGCAATGAAAGAGCGCGGCATGGCCGCTACGTCGCCAGAAGCTGAGTTTGGCGTCAAACCACGCGACGTTATTGGCACAGTTGCTGGCGTTGTGCCCGCGTTAATGCAGCCACAAAACGCCCTTACTAAAGGCCAACAAATTTTACAAGGCTTTAAACAGGGCGCGGTGGTTGGAACTATGCAACCAGGCACTGACCGTTTGTCCGACCAAGCTATAGGCGGTGCAGCCGGGGCTGTTTTAGGTGGCGCAGCGCCCGTGGCCCTGCCAGCCGTAGCTAAAGCAGCCGGATGGATTTGGGACGCTGTTGGCGGTCGGTTGGTTCAAGTTAAAGCTGGCAAAATCATGCGGGAGATTTCTGGCGACAACTTAGCCGCCATCCAATCGGCAAACGCTAAGGCTGCGCCGGGTTTGACGTCTGCGCAAGCCGTTCAAGAAGCAGGCATTACCGCACCAGTCTATCAAGCGGCAGCGCAGCGTACGCCTACGGCCAATATTGCGGCTTCTAAAGCCGCTAAAGAAGCTGAAGACGCATCTGCGCGGGCTGCACGAATTGAATCAATTACACCAAATATTGAAGCCGCCCGTATTGCCCGCGAAGCGGCTGCCGGTCCATTATATGAACAAGCACGAAAAGCTGCGGCTAAAGTTAGCCCTGAACTTCAAGATGTATTTGGACGATTGCCTAAAGGTACGTTAGAAAAAGCGGCGGATTTAGCCCGTATGGATGGACGGCCATTTATTTTAGGCGAAACCAAAGCCGCGCAAGAAGTGTCAACTGGCCTTCTTAATGCCGCAGGACAACCTATTACAAAAACAGCTCCTGCAACGACGGCCACAATTTCTGGCGAATCTTTGCACTACATTAAACGTGCGTTGTCGGATATTGCTAACGCATCGCCCGCTACAGGCATGGGTAAAGACACGCAAGCAGTAGCGCGCAATGTATTGACCGATTATTTAAAAGTTGTTGAAAGTAAAAACGTGCTTCCTATTTATGGGCAAGCACGACAAACTTTTGCGCAAGAATCTGCGCCCGTAAATCAAGCGCAAATTTTAAACAAAATGCTAGAAACACTTAAAGGTTCTGGCACAGCGGCTGAAAAGCCCGCACAATTTTTAAACGCGCTTGGACAAGGTGAATCTGCATTGCTTAAGCGTGCCGATCAAAACCCGCGTTTTGGTGGGATTAGTGAAGTTTTGACGCCCGAACAAATGGGCGCGGTCAATAAAGTTGCTGGCGAATTAAAACGAGAAGCCGACATGGCTATGCTGGCACGGCAAGGTGAAGAAGCCTTGGCTGGTATTCTGAGAGAACGCCCCACCACTGTACCTGGCATCAACATGGCTTCCGCTATTATTAACCGCGTCACAAGTATGTTGCGTGGCCGCGTATCAGATAGCACGCGCGAAACTGTGGCTAAAGGAATGCAAACCGGCAAAGGCGCTAACGAGTTGTTGGCAACGTTACCTGCTGCTGAACGTGACGCCGTGCTTATTGCGCTTGGCGAAATGAAAGTTTCTGGCGCTGCTGCTGGTTTGACTGGCGGCAATGCTTTAACGCCCTCTCGTAAAAATCAAAACGCATTGGCACAATAATGGAAACCCAACAACTTTTCAACATCGCCCTTGGCTTGGCTGCTTTCTTTGGTGGCTGGGTACTGAACAACATCACTCGCACTTTAGAGCGTTTGGATACAGACATACGGGCAATGCCAAGTACATACGTTTCTAAAGATGATTACCGCCGCGACATAGACGACATCAAAGAAATGCTGGGCAAGATTTTTGACAAACTTGATGCCAAAGTAGATAAATGATTGATCCCATCACAATCAGTGCTGCGTTTGCAATTGCCAAAAGCACTATTGCGGGAGTGCAAGAAGCCATCCAGATGGGCAAGGATTTGCAGGAGTGCTCTGGCGACTTGATTAAATTCTTTGAAATGCGTGATACCGTTGCAATTGCTGCGGCGCAAGATAACAAAAAAACTCGGTCGGATATGGGCCAAGCCCTTGACACCGTGATGCAGGCCAAGGCGCTCAGGGACGCTGAAAAAAAGCTCAAAGAACAACTGATCTACTCTGGGCAGGGCGACGTCTGGGAGTCCATTCAAGCTGAATACAATCAAATCCAAGCCAACCGGCGGCGTCAAGAGCGTGAAGCACAAGACGCTAAAAAGAAACGTAATGAAAAACTAGCGTCATTAATTGAAACTTTGTTTATTGGGTTTGCATCTTGCCTAGCGGCTGGTGCAGTCGGCTGGGGTACATTTGAATTTATTATTTACAAGATGAGGCTTTGACATGGATGAACTACTTTCTCTCCTCAAGGGCGTTGCGCCTACTTTGGCTACCATTGTTGCCGGTCCTCTTGGTGGGGCTGCTGTTAGCGCTCTTGCTGGCAAATTTGGCGTTAGTGATAGCGTCGAGGCCGTAGCCAAAGCCATAGCGGGTGATCCCCAGGCCGCGCAAAAGCTGGCTGAGATGGAATTGGAATACGCAAAGCTGGATGCGGCAGATCGTGACAGCGCCCGTAAGCGCGAGTCAGAAATCTCCACCAGCGCAGCAGCTCCTTGGTACAGCAAAATGGTCACGCCTGCTTTGGCTTTGGGCATGTTTGCGCTTTGGGGTGCGGTCAACATCATGTTGCTCAACAGCGCGGTTCCTGACCCCATGCGCGAGATCGTCATCCGCATGCTTGGCTCACTTGATGCAGCCAACATGCTAATCCTGAGCTACTATTTCGGCAACTCACACAAGCACTGACATGAACCTTACAAACCATTTTACCTTTGAAGAGTTGACTCACACCGATCACCGTGAGTTTGACAACACACCCAATGAATCAGAAAAAGCAAACCTTCAGCGCTTGGCTGAGTTCTTGGAACTGGTCAAGACTACGCTGGGTGGCAAACCTATCATGGTCAACTCAGCGTTTCGCTCCAAGCAGGTCAATGATGCTGTGGGCAGCAAAGACACTTCTCAGCATCGTATCGGCTGCGCTGCTGACATTCGAGTTCCCGGTATGACCCCGGATGAGGTTGTCAAAGCCATCATTGCAAGTAATTTAGGCTATGACCAGATCATTCGTGAGTTTGACCGTTGGACGCACATCAGCATACCTAACGTAGCCGGTGCTGCCCCACGCAAAAGCAAACTCATTATTGACAAATTGGGTACACGCCTCTACGCATAAGTGTGCAGCCACATCGCCAGCAGCACAAACCACATCAGGCCCACGATGCCGGTAAACAGCCACCATAGAAAATTTATCATTTTTTTGGCCTTGGTGTGTTATCTGGGACTTCAACGCAAACGTACACGGCTGCGTATTGGCCACGTCTTGGTGTAGCCCAACGGTCAATGTATACGCCATATGCTTTGGGTATTGCTCTACGTACTGCGTGGGGTTCAGCGTCCATCTTTACAGCAATCTCATTGGCGGTCATGCCGTCTTCAGTGGCAAGAAGCAAGTCACGTATTTTGTTGTGTTTACTGGCGCTCACTCTTGCTCCTTGTTAAGTGCTTCCCATTCTTCATCTGTGATTAACGGGATGGGGCTTGTTTCTTTTGCTTTTTCCATTGCATAGCGCACAGCCATTTTGCGCACCTTGGATTCCATCTCAATCCGGTTGAACTCATCGTCTTCAGTATTCATGTGTTCTTCTCCTTGGTATATTCAATGCCGCACTTAGCACAGCGCCACTGCGGTTTGGTTTTGGTGTCGTCCACCCATTCGTGATTACAAGCCACAGGCTCTTGCTCTGGCTGTGCCAAGGCCATGCCACCAACAACATCAATCAGCCTTTTGATCTCAGCCACCAGCGCCGCTGTTGTTTCAACGTCTACCGGAACCACGGCTCCGGGGAATAGCCATTCTTCTCTCATGTGTTTTTTTCCTTTAAAACGTCGTTTGCATAAACCATTCCAGCAATAAAATATCTGTGGTCATACATTGGGTGAGGGCTATCAGGCATATCCGATTTCTCAAGCCCTACCCATGTGCGCTGTGGTGGGGTTGATGATTGCGCCTTAATCTGCTGTTCACGTTGCCAATCAATCTCTTTTTGCGGGTATTGCAAAGCCACAGGTTCTTGCTCT